CTGCCAAGACCTACTCTGACAGTCTCAAATATTCTTGGAACTATTACTGCATTAATGGCAACAGCAAACGCTACAACACCATTTAATGACTTGCAGGGAGCAAAATTTATAAGACATAGAACAATGGCTCAGTTTTTAGACGCTGCAAATTTTCCATCAAATCAAAATCCCTTTGGTACTCCATCAAGTACGACAGAATTACCACAGGAAATATATTTTATTGATAGAAAAGTTGTAGAAAATAGAGAAATTGTTCAGTTTGAATTAGCTAGTGTTCTTGATTTAAATAATATTCGTTGTCCAAAATTACAAGTGACTAGAAAAGATTTTCCCTCTGTTGGTACTTTTGTAAACGCATGAACTGGAAAGAACAAGCTGCTATACACGCTGATAAACAAGCACCTAAGGAGTCTTGTGGTTTGTTGGCTATTATCAAAGGCAAAGAAACTTATTGGCCTTGTGAGAATCTTTCAGAGTCACCAGATGAATTTTTTGTTATAGATCCAGATAATTGGGCAGATTGTGAAGATCAAGGAGAATTGATTGGAATAATTCATTCTCATGCCTATGGGTCTGCCCTACCATCTGAAGCCGATAAAGCATCATGTGAGTATCTTGGTTTACCTTTTTATATTTACAGTGTTGAGCAAAAAAACTGGATAGATTTTGAGCCATCTGGTTACACATCTGGTTTGTATGGCCGCACATGGATTTGGGGCAAGCATGATTGTTGGAGTTTAATTACAGATTATTTTTTAAACAAAAAACAAATAAATTTAAAATTTTGGGAAAGACCAAAAAGTATAAAAACTTTCTGCGAAAATCCATATTTTGAAAAAGTTTTAACTGGTTCTGGTTTTAAAGAAGTTTCCAAAGATAATATTATTAATGATGATGTTTTGTTAATGCAAGGCCAAGATGAAAAATTAAATCATGTTGCCTTATATATTGGCGATCAAACAATATTGCATCACAACATTAGACAGTTGAGTTGTAGAGAATTATATGACTTAAAATATATAGAGGCCACAAAAAAGGTTTACAGATATGAAGCTTAAAAAAATAAAAGTTTATGGCAGATTAAGAAAGTTTCTTGGACAGTCTTATTTTGAAGCGGCTGTTGCAAGTCCAAAACAGGCATTTCATTTTTTGATTGCAAACTTTCCAGAAGTAGAAAATCACATGATGAATCAGTTTTATAAGATAAAAATGGGTGGTATGGATATTACAGAGGATTTATTAAATTTACAAAGTGATGAAGATATACAGATAATTCCTATTGCTATAGGTGCTAAAGGTGCAGTTATAGGAGGTTTATTTTTAGGAGGTGGTGCGGCTGCGGCTGCGGCCACAACAGGATTTTTTGCCACTGCAATCGGAGGTATAGCTGCAACTGCATTAACAACAATTGGAACAAATATGTTAATAAACGAAGCTACAAATCTTCTTATGCCAAGACAAGATATTCCAAGTGGTGTGATGGCTGATAGCTTTTCACAGAATGATCCTACATTTCAATCTTTTGGTTTTGGGTCAATACAAAACGTAGCAAGGGCTGGTGTTCCAGTGCCTATTATTTATGGTCAAGTATTTACTGGTTCAGTTGTAATTAGTTCTGGTATTGATACTGTTCAAGTGGAGGGAACAATCTAATGGCAAATTTAAGTTTTCCTAATGGTGGCGGTCATAATACTTTTTTAGGTCAAGTTGCTGGTCTAACAGATCCAAATTTACCAAATGATGCACTGCAATCAAAACAATTTCAAACGTTGATTGAATTATTAGGATCAGGAGAGATAGAAGGTTTTCCAAGTGCTACAGGTAGCAAAGGCTCAACTGAATATAATACCTCTGCATTAAAGGACGTATTTCTTAACGGCACTCAGGTTTTACAGCAAGCGGCTGGTACAAGTCCAAATGATGAGGATTTTAACTTCCGCAATATCACATTTGAACCTAGATTTGGAACTTCAGACCAAACAGCTATTGCTGGTATTACAGAAACAGAATCAGAAACAAGTGTAGGTGTAACAGTTACACAATCAACACCAGTTTCAAGACAGATAACAGATACAAATATTGATGCTGTAAGAGTAACTATTGGTTTTCCTACTCTTCAAAAGTTTGAAGATAATGGCGATATAAATGGTGCCGAAGTTGCTCTTACAATACAAACTATAGAAAATGATGGCACAACAACTACTGTTATAACAGACACTGTAAAAGGTAGAACTGCAAGCACATATTTCAGAGATTATAAAATTAATCTTTCATCTGGCACTAGCTTTCCTGTCACTATCAGAGTAAATAGAACCACAGCAGACAGCACAGAAACTACGCTTCAAGATAGCTTTCAATGGTCATCTTTTACAGAAATAATTAATGAATCAAGAGCCTATGCAAATTTTGCTCATGTAGCTTTACGTTTTGACGCTGAAACCTTTCCAAATCAGCCAAATCGTATGTATAGGATTAGGGGAACAAAGATAAAAATACCTCATAACGGAACTGTTAGGGCTGATGGGTCGATTAGTTATAGCGGTACATTTAATGGCACTTTTAAAACAGATAAAGAATTTTCAAGTGATCCAGCATGGATTTTATATGACTTGCTTACAACGTCAAAAGGTTTTGGAGATCATATTGCAGAATCATCATTAGATGTTTTTAGCTTTTTCTCTGCTAGTCAATACGCAAGCGAGCAAGTAGATGATGGAGCTGGTGGTACGGAGGCCAGATTTTCTTGTAATGTAGTTCTTAATTCTCAAAGGGCTGCATACGATACCATTAATAATCTTGCGGCTGTAATGAGGGCAATGCCTTTTTATTCAGCAGGGGCAGTAAACATAAGTTGCGATAAACCTACAGATGCAAGTTATATCTACAATTTAAGTAATGTTTCTGAAGCTGGTTTTTCTTATTCAAGTGCAAGTAAAGACACAAAATATACTGTTGTTAATGTTTCCTATTTTGATAATGAGACTCAAGAGGTTGATTATGAGACTGTAGAAGATACTGCTTTACAAGCAAAATATGGCATAGTAACAAAAAACTTAAGTGGTTTTGCCTGTACATCAAGAGGTCAAGCGGCAAGGCTTGGGCGATGGTTTTTATACACACAAAACAATGAAGCAGAAACAGTCACATTTACAGCATCATTAGAAAGCGGAACAATAGTCAGGGTTGGTACTGTTATCAATATTGCAGACCCAATGAGGGCAGGGGTAAGAAGAGGAGGACGTATTAAAACAGGAGTATCTACAACACAGATTGTTGTTGACGATCAAAATAACACAGATTTAGCATCTACAGGATCAGCAACTTTATCTGTAATATTATCTGACGGCTCTTTGGAAACTAAGACAATAAGTGACATTACAGGTGCAACCATAACTGTAGATTCTGCGTTTAGTTCAGTGCCACAAACTAACAGCGTTTGGGTTATAGAAAATACATCTGTTGAACTTCAAACATTTAGAGTTGTATCTGTTACAGAGCAAGAATTACTAAATTATCAAATAGTTGCTGTTGTACATGATCCTAATAAATATGCTTTTGTAGAAGATGGCACAGCATTACCAGCAAGAACAATAACAACTTTAACTGCACTTAAAGATGCACCAAGCAGTTTGCAGGGAACAGAGCAGATAGTGGTATTAAATAACAGGGCTGTAAGTAAATTATTTATTCAGTGGCAACCTGTCAGCGGTGTAACTGAATATATGGTTCAATATAGATTCCAAAATGAAAACTTTATTTCTGAACGTGTAACAAGATCAGATTTTACAATTTTTGAAACTTTAAATGGAACTTATGAAGTAAGAGTTTTTAGTTATAACGCTTTAGGAAAACCAAGCACAAACCCAGCAACAACAACATTTACAACTGTTGGTAAAACAGCTTTACCAGCAGATGTGCAGAATGTTCAAATAGAACCCTTGTCAGATCAATTTGTAAGATTACGTTTTGATAAATCAACAGATGTTGACGTTATTCATGGTGGAAATGTGGTTATAAGAAGTTCAAACCTTACAACAGGTGCAACTTTTACAAATGCAGTGGACGTTTTGCCCCAACTTTCTGGGAATATCAGTGAATCAATTGTGCCTAATATTGTAAACGGAACTTATCTTTTAAAATTTCGTGATGATGGTGGAAGGCTTAGTTCTGGCACAGCAACAATTACAAATGTAAATACAAAACCTGATGTATTTCCTAAATTAACAGTTTTAACAGATAGAGAAGATTTGGACAGCCCGCCTTTTCAAGGAACAAAAGTTGATTGTTTTTTTAGTGATGATGTCAATGGTCTTGTTCTTGGATCTCTTGATTTATTAGATGGTGTTACTGATTTTGATGCGATAGCAGATTTTGATTTCTTAGGGGCTGTTGATATTACAGGAGGTTCATATAGTTTTGCTAATACTTTAGATTTAGGAGGTAAGCAACCATTAAGGTTAAGAAGGCATTTTGTAACACAGGGTTTTTTGCCTAATGATTTAATAGACAAAAGAACTGCAAATATTGATACTTGGACTGATTTCGACGGAGCTACAGCGGTAGATGTGAATGCTAAATTATTAGTTGCAACAACTGACTCTGATCCTGACTTGTCAGTATCAGCCACTTATGCAATCTCAGGCACAACTATTACAATCACAAAATCCTCACATGGATATTCTGTTGGTAGTTTTGTCACTGTTGATTTTACTTCTGGAACAGGTGTTGATGGCGATTATGAAATACAAACTGTGCCTGATGCGAACACATTTACACTGACTTCTGCAACTTCTTTAACTACTAGCGGCAACTGTACATATTCAGCAGAGTTTTCACAATTTAACCCATTTGTTAATGGAACATATATTGCAAGAGGTTTTAAATTTAGATGCGATATGGATTCAGATGATCCAGCCCAAAGTATTGAGATTGACCAGCTAGGTTATACAGCGGAACTGGAGAGCAGAACAGAAACAAGTCTTGGTAATGCAGCCGCATCAAGTGGTGGATTTATTGCAAGCGGTACTTCTACAAAATCAGTAACATTTACAGATAGCTTTTTCACAGGGCAATCGGGAACAAGTGTTGCTGCTAACTCTGTTTTACCTTCAATAGGAATAACAATAGAAAATCAATCATCAGGAGATTTCTT